AAGAAAAAGCTATTTATTTGCTCGTGGTTTGTTGCTATTGTTTGCAACTCGGCAATCAACTGATTTAAAGTGACCTTCATATTTCTTTACAAATTGTTTTAATTTCTCTACGTTACTTTTGTTTTTGCTTCCTTCTTTTCTCATAACATCCACCTTCTTGGGTTATTGCCTTGATACTTTATTCTTGCAGGTATATCGTCACAATCAATATCACCACCCAAATACATACCATTTGAATAGTTTTTAGCGGTTGGATAAATTGTCGAGATGTCTGCATTGCCTTGATTTAAATAAGCAGGATATTTCATGTTATTAGCCATCAAAAACAATGTCACTCGCTCTGCATAATATTGCGCTCTATTGATAGCCTTATCCATTAAGTAACGAATATCGTTTAAACTTGCTTGCTGACTGAACTCTGAGGATTTAGTTGCTACGTTCTTATTCTGAAACTTGAAACTTAAATCTAACATAGACTCGTAGACGCAATATTTTATCATCGTTGGCTGAACGTATGACTGCAATAAAATGGTGTTATCTGCGCTTACGCTATTGCCACTTACTTGCGTAACTAATTCGTTGTATAAAGCAGTTCCCAATAATGGCAGGATATAAATGTTCTGAACCTCTTTGATTGTAGGTATCAAAAGTTTTGGGTCTACATTCTCACTAATAACACTCTCTTGCTTTAGTGCCGCTTCCCCTATAAATAGTACTGTTGTGTTTAACATCTTATTTCTTTTTAACTAATACGCTCGACCACTGATGGCGGCAAAATGGTAAATGAATATCTGTGCCTTTGATTGTCTGCCATCCGCCTCTTTTTGTCCAAACATTTCTGTCAACTATTCCACTAATCTTGTCAATTTCTGCACGTGTATAAACCTTGTTTAAGTTTAATAACGCTCTGCAAAAATCTCGGTTCTTGTTATCTCTCGGACCAGTATATTTATACTTCACATTGAACTTTGATAACTCATCTGTCACCCTATCTAAAACGCTGCTTCTAGGTGGAACTGTCAATATGTTCCATGCACCCTCAGTAATTCCAAGTAATTTCTCACGCTTTAGTTTGTCTAACATATTGCCGACTGCGCCCCTAGTCATATCCATTATTTTGGCTATGTCTGTCTGAGAAATTAGCGGATTCTTTTTAACTATATCTAACAACTTTTTTTCTGCAGTTGTTGGCTCGTAAATAGTAGCGAATAATTCCTTTTCGTTAAACTCTAAATGACTTTCAAACTCGTAATGGTCATCGCTAAAAGTTATCTTCCTAGATTCTATCTCATCGTATAAATCCGCACTCTCGCCAAACTCTGAGAACACTCTTATTTCACGTTCCCAATCTTGGCTATTCATTTGCATTGGCTCGGCTTCTACTATTTCAGGTTCAGGTGGTAATCCTGCCATTTCTCTCATTTCTGGTCTAGTAGCTATCTGAATTAATGTCTGTTCAGTAAACGCAGGCTTGAACATTTCTAAAGGTTGAACTTCGATTGTTGCGGTGCTGCCTGACTTATTAGCTAAGTAGTTGAATAGTTGCTCGAAATGCTGCTGAATTGGTCTAATGTAGTTTTGTTCAAATAACTTAAATGAATCTATCATTTCTGCCCTGCCACCAAGTTGACCTTCCACTCTTATCCCGAAGAACATTGGTGAAGTTATCTTATGTGCAACAAATATTTCTTGCTGAACCTGCTCATTTAATAGGTTAAACTGCTTGTCTAATTCATTCGGTTGGATAGGGATAACAGTAGGTGCGTTGTCTACTCTATCACTAAAGTTTATAATCCATCTTCCTGCGTTATCTGTGCCTTTGTGGCGTCTGTTTAACCTGCGAACTAAGTCTTGTTTCTCATCCTCAGTTGGCTCGCCATTGTTAAAAGACAAAATACCACCAAAAAAGAACTCATTGTGCAAGTTGCTTCTATGATAGTTGGCTATTTCTACGTCACACTCCACATAAGGAATCGCACCAATGTATTCAGGTAGCGGATAAGTAGCAGTAGCAGGTCTGTAATCTCTGTAATAATAAATTTGTGCGCCTTGCTTCTTTTCAGGGTTAAATACTTTGTATGATTTCTGCTTACTTTTTGGGTCAGCCCAATCGTTTGAAAAATAAAACTCGGTGTTGTCTACATTTGAACGAATCTTTGAAAAGTCCATGTGATAAATCTCGGCTATTGATTCGCCAACTCTATCCCAAATAACTTGCAAAGCATAACCTCCATACAATAACTTGTCTAAAATGCACTTATTGAAAATCTCATCCAAAGAATCAAATCTATTAGCATTGGCAAATAAATCCCATACGCCTTCCATCTTCAAACCTGCTCCGTAAACGTAAGTTTGTTTACCTGTTAAAATAGCGTTATGTTTTGCTGACCTGTTAAATAAGTCTACAAGGTATAAAGGATAAAGATTATCCGAACCGAAGTTCACGTACTTTTTATTCTTTTCCTGATAAAACTCTGGCGTCTTGTACTTGTCTATGTCTTCGCCTGCAAACTGAACTCTACTCATAAATCTTGATTTGTGTTGTTGGTAATTCGTAAATCGTTAAATCTTGCTCAGAATAACCATACTGAACGTTTCCGACTTCTAATATTATAGCACCCTCAGGCGGTGTTAAACTTGGTGTTGATAGTTGGTAAACTTGGTAAGAATATAAGCCCTCAATAGGTAGGTTAAATTCGCCTGCGTTATTGTTAGGGTTGGTCTTAATAGTCCAAGTAAATTTATTGTAACGCTCCTTGTATTGTGATACATCTGAGGCAATAAAATAAACAGTTGCATTTGTCTGAATAGAACTAAGGGCAAATAAAAAGATAGGGTTACTTATTGTCACCTTTTCTGTAAGTGTTAAGATTACGTTGTTTGCCCCTTGATTTAGTATCACCATAATTATAAATATACTTTAGCCTAAATATAATAAAAAAGGCTACCATATAGGCAGCCTTTCTTATACAACTAACATCGAAAACTAACTAACTATCGTGAATGAAGTGATAGCTGAAACTTGGTCCATTGGATTTTTCTCCATACCTGTTAAAGCTAATTGATAACCTTGAAATTCGCCCATAGCTGCACCACTCATCGCAGTACCGCCTGAACACTCTAACCCATAAGTTTCGCCCAACATAAAGAAAGTGCCATCGTGTGTTTCCACGATTACTACGTTTCTTCTTTTAGCTATTGTAGCTAATTTGTTGCGGGTTGCTTGGGTTAATTTAGTAAATTCTAAACTCAATAATTGGGTGTAGAATAATGTACCTACTTCTGCATTTGAATTAATAGTCTCGGTAAAGTTATTTTTACCTTGTGGTAATAATTCATAAGCATAGAAAGAGATACCGCTTACACTTGTAATAACTCCCGAAGCGTTTGTTCCTAATGTCATAGCACTAGGTTCAGCGTTTCCAAAGTATACTTTCTTTATACCACCGATTGCATCTTTACAATCTAATGTATATCCTGATGTGATTGCACAACTCATTTTTTATCTCCTTTTTGTTAAAAAATATAAGGGGGCTATTACACCCCCTATGAACTAAGCCAATGTGAACTTAACGATTTCTTCAGGGAATGCAATCTGCACACCTGCTTTGAACGCTACGTTGTAACGAACCTCCATTGCTTCTTTAGCGTAGAAGATTTCGAAGTTATCTTCTTCTCCTAACAAGTCAGTTCCGAAGAAAATGTTTGACAACTGAGCAGCGTAGATTCTGTTTGTGTTATTCAAACCATTTAAAGCTACTACTGTTAAGTTAGTGCCAGGAATAACGATTTCAAAATTACTTGAACTAGAATCGGTATTGTAATGGAATAAATTCGCATTAGTTAAAGCCATTTGGTAAGTTCTGAATGTGTTCATTCCTACCATGATTTTAACATCTGCTTTACCTAACAACTCAACAGGTAATGCTCTGTAAACACCTTGCATGATTGCAATTACGTTGTTTACAGTGATACCACCTGAAACGCTGTAAGGTGCGCCTGTCATGAATCCACTTACGTTTGCTTCGATAACTCCAGATGCTGCATCAATGATTTTAATTAAACCATCAAAACGAGCCAATGCTTGGTTACCACTTGCGGTGTTACCTTGCCATACACCTGTCTCTAATTGCTCAGCGATTAAGCCTGTTTTGTACTCACCATACTTTTGCTCGAAAGGAATAGAATCATCCTTTGAACCTCTAGGCAAAGTTAACTGAAGATATTTTGTGTTTAAGTCTTTAGGGCATAATGCCTCTTGAACTTTGATTGCAGCAACAGTAAGAGTACGACCTGAGAAGGTAGTAGTTCCACTAGCTGACCATCCGCAAGAATCTGCTTGGAATACTGCATCAGTATCCATTGTGTTTACTTGCTGAGTAGATTTAACTCCAATTTGTGGAGTAAATAAGCTAATTGACTTAGCACCGAAAAGGGCTTTAGTTAATAGCTGGGTTTCGTTTGCTTTAGTATATGCTGCTAAAGCGGTTACATTAAATGCCATAATTTTTTATTTTGTTTTTAAATTTTTAAGTGCTTCTGCAAAATCGTTTAACTTCTCGTCTTGTTGTTCTTTTGATACTTTCATAGAACTGAATAGTCCACTTTTCTCGGCAGGTTCTTCGCTTGGGGACTTAGCTATTTTGTCTACTAAATCAACTAATTGAACAAATGCTTCTTTGTGGTTGTTGATTGCGCTCATGGCTTCCTCAACCTTTTCTTCCATTTTAGTTTCGCCCATCTTCTTTTCTAACATTTCAATCTTAGTCATACACTCTTTAAGCATACTAACAACTGATTTCATGTCGTAGTCTTCTGATTCAATTTCGGCTTCAACCTCTGCATCTTCTGCTAATTCAATTTCAATTTCTTCTTCTTCTTCTTTAGCAGGTTCGATGTTAATAACTTTACCATCGGCAACAGTTACAATCTCGCCACTTTCTAAAGTGTGGTCTCCATCTGGTGCAGGTATTTTACCTTCTTCACTTACCACCATTAAGTCCGCTCCTAGTAATTCACCATCCCAAGTTACGATTGTAACTCCATCGGCTAACTTAGCCTCTTTAAATTCTTGCTCAGGCTTTTCCATACCTAAAGCAATCTTGATTCTTTTAATAGCTTCTTGTGCTTCCATAAATGTAAATATTTGTTTTTTTTATTGTTTTAATTTATCGTACTTTTTCTAGTATTGCTAGTATCTCATCTAGCTGCTTATTAGCGTGGCTAATCTTCTTTTCAATAAACTCTCCTTCAACTGAAAAGCCGTTAAATACACCTGTCTTGATATAATCATCCCACACTTTGTCATTGTCTACTTTGCAGGATATAAACCAACTGCCTTCACTTAGTTCCTCAAATCCCATTGGCGTTTTAATTCCACGCTCAGAGTCTATAATCATGGATTCGATTAAGTACACACCATCCGCTAAAAGGTTCTTGCGGTGCATGATATTGAAGTTATTAGAATATTGATTTCTAAAAAACTTCTCTACCACGCTTTTAATAGTTTCCGCTTTGAACATTACATAATATTCTGAACCATCTTTGCGCCTTCTGTAAATCGGTAGGTTTGCAACCATCGCAGGTCCGCTTATGATTCTCTTTTCTTTGTCTGCCGTGAACTTAAACTCAGTCTTTTTATCTATTTGGCTTAACTTTCTTTGCGCCCACTCAACTCCTTCATCTCCGCCCCAAGCTAACCACATCAACCTGCCGCATCCATCACCTAATTCCTTTTGCGAGTTTTGTCTGTGGCGTTCAAATGCTGCCATTCGTGCAATGGTTTCTCTCGTGATTGCTTCTCCATTAGCTAACTGATTGGCTCTTGCTTTACCTACTGCTGTCCCACAATCGCCCCATCCGTTTTCCTCTGCATATCTCAAAGCTATTTTAGCGTTTTCTTTGGCTGCCTCTGGATAGTCTGAGTAGCTATCTTGAAAGTTTTGGAACGCTTGCCAATTCTTTTTTATCGCAGGGTCATCTACTAGCGCAATAAAGTCAACTCCTGATTCATCCTCTAGGTCAATAAATAGTTCGTATAATGGTAACTCCATGTTTGTAAATATTATTTTGATTGTTTATTTTAACCTATCGTAGCCTTTGCTTGGATGCTGCTTACTCTATTTTGCGAAGTAGTTATATCGGATTCAGTAACGAATACTCGAACCATGCCGCCCTCGTTTGTGGTTCTTAATGGGTCTTCGTTGCCTAACATTGTGAATCCACTTGAAGGTCTAGTAGTAGGTAGGTTCATTGATGGCATACTACCACCACCGCCACCGCCTGCACCGCCTGAGTTTGGAACTTTTACTGCTAAAATATTTCTAACTGCTGCGAATCCTTGTAAACCTATTGCTATTGAAGATGCTATTGCCAATGGTGTATTTGCTGCGTTTGCTGCCAATGTTTTTGCAATAGCTGTGTAAGTTGCGATTGTCGCACTTGCTACTGCCAATGCTTTTCCTGCTGCTGTGTCCTTACCTGCTATTTCTGCTGCTGAACCTAAAATTGAACTATAAGCATCTAATAAAGCAACCTTTGCATCCTTTTCTTTTTGTGCAATAGCTACTGATGCTGCTGCTGTTTCTTCATCGGATAATTGTTTCTTTTTATTTAATTCAATTAATGCTGCAACTCGTTCTTCTTCTGATAAGGTTTCATCGGCTGCAATACTTCTTAAGTCTGCTATGTGTGCGGCATATTGTTCTCTATCTGATTCATTTAATGATGCTGTTCTAGCCCTATCGTTTTCTAATTGCTTGGCTTGTTGCTCATCGTATTCTTTGGCTCGGTCTGCTCTATCCTTGCTTTCGGCTTCTTCTCTTTTCTTTTCATCCTCTTTAATTTTTAATCTTTCGGCTGCTCTTTTTTCTTCCTCCGCTTTTATCTTTTCTTCCCTTGCTGCTTGTGCGTTTTCTATCTTAATTTTTCTCTCATCTAAAGCACCTTCTTCACCTTTTCTTTTTTCGTAGTTTTGTTGTAATTTAGATAAAGCCCCATCCAACTCATTTGATAGGTTGCCTAAACTTTCAATGCTTGCACCATTTTGAATAGCTAAAATTTGCTTATAAGTTGCTCCGTAACCTTTTGCCTTTTCGACTAGCATCGAGGTTTCAAATTTAGATATTTGTTTAAGTTGCTCAATTTGCAAACCTTGTAATCTAGTTGCCTCCTTTATTAAATCATTTGCTTCCTTGTCGCTAATGCTTTTATTCTTAGCTTGTTTTAATAACTTATCAATCTGAACTTCGTAATCTGTTTGCTTTAAGTTTAAGGCATCAATGTTATCTTCATAAGTTCTTTGCATTTGAGAGGCTCTTTCCATCGCTTCTGCTTGTTCCCCTATTGCCTCAGTTGTAAATCCTGTGCCACTTGCAAAACTAAACATTGCACTTTGAAGCCCTCTAAACGCTCCACTTAAATAAGCTATTTTATCACCTATGTAATCGGTAATAGGTGCAAAGTCTTTAAATATGGCTACAAGTCCTGCCACCGCAACCGATACTGCTGCAAATATTACGCCTAGTGGATTAGCTAATAAAGTAGTGGTTAATGTTCTAACTGTTCCAATTAAAGTTTTAACTCCACCTGCAGCCTGCCCCATAACGCCGGGCATTTGTGAACTTGCATCGAGCATATTGTCGGTTTCTTGTTTCGCTTTCTTGACCGATTTCTCATACTCTTTAAATTCTTTTGTGCCTTCTTGCAAGCCTTCCTTAGCACCTGTTATGTCAATGCCAAGTCTTAATAAAATATCTTTTACCATTATTTAATTTTTTTAATTACGTCTATTAACTTCTTGTCACCTAGTTGAACTATCTTATAAATCAACTCAAAATTCTTTATGTATTCTAGCATTATCCGCCTCCTGTGTTTACTGTGTTTAATATTTGCCAATTCCCTTTGTAAGCTACAAACCAAACGCAATGGTGATTTTGTAAGTTGTAACTTGCACCGCCATTAACTAGGTTAGCTTCATTTATTGGGTATATCCTTATTGAGCCACCATGAATATTCTTAACGATTATTATAGGGTCACCTGTTAATGGTTGAATAGTTTCCGCATTTGGCAAATAAACATCTCCATTAGTTTCAATAAAGTTTATATCACTACCGAATTGCAAAAACATTATAGATGCAGTTTGCTCTTTAGTTCTAAATTGAGTTCTTGCCTGCGAGTCAAAATAGTCTGTATTGTCCGCCCTAACATACATTGGCATTTCTTCATCTGCTATAACTCCACCACTTCCACCATTACCTGTGCCTGATACCAACGTAAACGCAGGTGCAGTTTTAAGTTTCAATAGTTCAATCTCTACCAAGCCATCTGAGTTCAAATCGTGCTTAATAGTGTATAGCCTATAATACTGCTTATTGAGTAAGTAAATCTTTCTAAAACTTAGTGCATTAAACTCAACTTCATTTAGCTGAAACTTAGCCGTGATAATTTTGGAATCCTTATCGGTAATTTCTTCAATAGTTTTTTTCCAATATCTATTAAATAAGTTACCATTCGTGTAGGCAGTTGAACCAATTCCGTAATTAATGGCTTTAGGTTGTGCAAATCCTAAATCAAACGTAGGTGCTGAGGTGCTGTCTAACATTCCTGCATAAGGGAATCCAACTATAATAAATGAAGTTCCACTTAGTTTAGTTTTTATTTGCCATCCTTGACTAGTTGCAACTAAGCCGCCATAGATTAGCATTCTTATATTGTAGCTTGGTAGTTCGCTATTCCCGCTATTTGGGTCTAGTTTCCTAATCTTGGTAAATATTCTGTCATGATATCCGTTTGAGTTGGCTAATGGTGAAGGGCTGAATCCAATCTCTACTATATTGGTTTGGGTTAAAAAGTCATTTTGAACTGCATATTTTTTAGTACTATACACCTCTCCAAATAGTTCCTGATATTTAGTGTTGTATTCGTCTTTATCCTCTTTGTACTTTAAAACCAAATCCCTAAAGTCAAGAACTCCCATCGGATTAATCATAACCTCGCTGCTTACGTCTAAGTTATTTGTAATGTCCACAACATCCGAAGTGTAGAAATCATCTCTAGGCTCAATGATTAATTTGTTTGCGTCTATTGTATCTGGGATTGCATAAAGATTAAACGCCCTAAACAACCAAGTTAAAAAATCCTTTTGCTTTATCTCTCTTGGTAAAACTGAACTAATATTTATAATGTCACCCTCAGTATATTTACTGCTTGGTGAGTTTCTAAAAACTCCGTTTTGCAATATATCTACTTTAACAAATGATGGATTAAGAGTTGAAAACCATATAAAATCAATGTAAAGTTCATCGCCTGAATCTGTGTCTATTTCCTTGCTAGTAATAAATAAAGGTAGTGTAAGAGTTCCACTTGAAACAAGTCCGCCAGCATTAAAGTTTAATTGCATTGTGCCTATTGTTGTGGCTATACCACCCCTCTTACGTATTATATCAAAACCTACTGCAATGGTAGTTCCTGCTGCAAAAGTTCCGCCTGATATATTTGTGACTTTTATATTAGCCTCAAAACTAACAATCATTTGTGATGCAGTTGTTGTATTTACATCTACTTTGTCGGTTGAAATATCTACGCTTACGGGGTCTGTATCTTGTACGATTGTGTCAAAGTTATATCTTTTTATATCGCTTAACCCTCCACTTGTCCTTGTGGTTGTATAAGATACATCGTTTGAATTTTCTACAATAAAAGTTCTATCATTTACAATGCTTTCGCTTGATGTGAAACTACCACCTGTAAAAGGAACTATTAACTTTTTGAATATTAGCGAATCAAAGAATCTTGAATCGTAACGATAGCCTGCTGCACTAAATATCTTATCAACTATTTGTTTAATATAAATTGCAGGATACATAGTCTTTTCAAGTTCGTACTCTAACTCAGATGCTACGTTATTTACTATCGTGCTAAGTCCGTTATCAATTAAGGGATAAACGTAACCTTCGCCCGTTGGGCTTCCACTTAAAAAGTTTACATAGCTTGAGCCATTTTTAATAATGCTAGTTGCCCAACTATTGGTGACGTTGTTAATAGTCCAAGCGTGGTTATATTCTGACAAGTCAATTTCTGACAACTTTTTATCGCCTAAGTCTTGGAATAGGTTTGCAAGTTTGCCAATAATAACCAACTCAAACTCGGCTTCTTGGTCGTTTACAGGTATCTGAGTTAGCTGCAAATTACCACGCATTAAGATTATACCACTACGAATTATTAATGCCTCAGACTTCAAGTTTACGTTAAAGTCAGGATTAAAGTTAGTTGCAGTTCTATTACTTGTCGACCTGTTTAAGTCTTGGATGTTTGAAAAGATTGCTCTATTGTTTGCCGTTGCAGGAACTTTGATAGGTAGCGTGTAGTCACTCTTTCTTTTTTCAGGTTCTTTAATATCAATAATTGACTTATTAACAGGAATAGGGATGTTATCGTACAAGTCTAAAATGAAAGTTTTGACAACTTGCCCATTTAAGTATTGAAGTATTTTTATTTCGGTTTGCATCATAGCGATTGTCTGTAATTATCGAATGAATACTCAATGCTGATTTGAAGGTTTGGAATCTGTCTGCCTTGCTCATACTTACGTTTGACGTAATTGTTTGCCACTATGTTAACAGGCACGTAACTTGTCGCACTCGTTTCCAACATAACCACTGGGCTAACTACTAGCTGCTCAAGTGCTGCTGATTCTGCATCGGTCAATAAGTCTGAGTTAAGTGTAATCCGTTCAGTTAGCTTGGTGAAGTATTTTGTTTTGAGTCTGTCTGTTTTCTGGTAGCCTAATGCCTGAACCTTTTTATATTCTTTGTTTTCTATCTCCACGCTTTCTGTGCTTACCATTGTAAAGTTAAACGCATCAAATCCACCCAATGAGTTTAGCCAATGCAAACGATACACCTCGTAATTTGCGCATGAACTATCTACATCTATGGTTTTAGTAAATACTAATTCATCGCTGCTATTCTTTATGTCCACTCTGTAATATGCTGCACCTGCAATAGATACACCCATAAAAGTCAAGAACGATTCGCCAATGTTTAACGATACGATTCCTGTTGCTGCCGTGTAAGTTGAATAAGAACTCGAATCTATTGAACTACCTGCACTATTGTAAACATTTACATCTACTATAAATATCTCATTGCTTAAATCAAAAAAGGTAAGGAATCTTTGTTGACCTATTCTAATCTTTTCTCTGTATGAGTTATCGTTTAAGCTAACTTTATTAGTTGTCTTTAATTGTTTGCCAGGACTAAATGCAGTTTTAGTCCAATCTAAGAAGTCAAAGATTGCATTGCTGCCTAGCTTAGGGCTGCCACTTGTTCCAAACTGAGCTAGGTTAGGATAGATAACAGGCACTCCACTTGCATTATCGTATATCTCGCCTAGTTGCAACCAATACCTAGCTTGTGAATTAACGCAAGGCACTATATCGGTAGAGTTGAATCCGCCAAAATCAAAGGTAACGTAGTTCTTAACTATGTCTGCCACGTTTATTTGAACAGTTCCCACTAGCGGTTGCTTAGGTAAAGTCAATCTAGTTACAGGATTGCTTTGTCCGCTTACGTTTACATCGCATAAGAACTGGTAATTAGGCTGCGTGCTATTACCACCACTTACACCTATCACTATTTCATTAAATAAGTTTTGCCAATTATTAGGGCTTTCTATTATTGTTATCATCTTGTCAAGTTTATCTCTACACTTACTATTATTTGTTTACCGAATTTCTCAGCTATTGCGTTGCTCATTCTTGTAACCTCTGAATCACTAATGGCGGTGTCTATAAAATAGGTCGGCTTTATTCCGTTCTGCTTTATTCCAAACGCTATCGCTGTGGCTCGTTTTCTTTTCTCATCTATCTGAGCCTTTGCCCTTGCTCTTTTAGTTAGGTTTCTAGTTTGGCTGTATCTTGAATCTAGCGGAATACCTTTTTTAGTTATCCACCTCATTAAGTTGTCGACCATTGGCTTGCTTGGGAATCTAGTCCTAAAACTATAAATTGAGCCATGCTTAGTTCTTAAACCATTTACACCACTATTTACAAAGAAGGCATAATCATTACCTTCGATTGCTACATAGTATTCATTCCCTGCCACGCTTACAGGCATAGCAACAATAGACTGCTTCAACTCTGAATCCCTTAAGTCGACTTGGTCTAGGTTACTCTTTAACGCCTCGCTTAGTTCATTAGCCACGTTAAACAATGACCGCCCAATAAAGGTGTCAAACTTAATATTTTCAATAGGAACGTAATCTTCACCTATTGAACCAAGTAGTGCCTCATAGTTTACGCTCATTGTCTTCTCTATCTATTTGGTAACATATTAAGTTTAAAAATTCAATCACATTCATTTTAAAGAAGTATTCCCACTTTGTAGCATCTCTATTTGCGAGGTTATCGATTGTAACGATGTAGCCCCATTTGGATTCAAATCCTTTACTATCGCCTCCACTTCCGCCTCCAAAGAGGTTCTTATATGAATAGATAATTCGTGTAAGACCTTGCAAAAAAAAACCAGAAGAGGTTGTGCATCTTTCATTGTCATCTTCTCAAACACTAGGTCGCTTATCTCTTTGTGTGCTTTGCCATCGTATGCCGCTACCTTTCCAAATCGCCAAGTCATAGGCTTTAGGAATACCGCTATAAACTTGTGAAGTTCCTTTTCTGCTACCTTGCTAAATGCTGAGGCATCAATAAATTGGTCGGTGGTTATCTTCATTATATCCGTGTCAACTGCAAACCACTTACCGCTAATCTTTATTTTTTTTTTAATCTTGTAACCGCTCAAGTTATCTTCAATCGCTTTTAAACGCTCCACGTAATCCATAAAGATAGTATGAGGCAAAGCCTTAATTGATTCGATTGGTTGCCTTAAAACGATTGAAACACGCCTCTGCAAGTATTCTAATTCACTTTCGTATGGCATCTGTGCCAATGTGCTAACGTATTCCTTGATGGTTATTTCTTTGAACTCCCGCTCCATAGTATTAAATATATTATTTTAGTTTTGTGTAATTGTTTTTTTAACTTGTTGATTATGCTCGCATTATGGTATACTTGCCAGAGTTTTTTTCTTGAAGTTTCATTAGTGCAAGATAACGTGCGCTGTCTATTAAGTGATTATTAAAGTCGATTGGTTCGTTTAGCGTGTGACCTGCTTTGTCTATTTTCCACTTGTAAGTTCTAAACTCTCTAAGTAGATTTGAACCGATTAAGTTTAGCTTGTAACGCCTTAGAATATCGATTGAATTAATAATCGAATCCTTTCCTTTTGCAGTTGGTTTAATATTGTAACCTAAACGATACACTTCTTCAATACTTTTAGGCTCGGCACTATCTGCAAATATCTCATCCCTACGTTCTACACCAATGTTCCTTAACTTGTCTGCTACGTCTTGGTTAGTTAGTCCACGCTCGTAAAGTTCTTCACGAATGTATAGTTCTTGGTTATACTTGTAAAACGAAACTACTGCCGTAGGGTCATTGCTAAAACCCCAATCTAAACCATAACCGATAAAGGTTGCATCTTGTGGCACTTGGTAGCCCTCTGTAAAGTTATTAAAGACTAAACCTTTTAGCTGCCCTCTTTGCCCTAATCCAAATATTTTCCAATACTCAGGGTCGGCACTCTCTAATTGCTCAATCTCTTTTTTAAGTGATTCGGGTAAATGTGGGTTATCCTTGTAGGTAGTGATTAATAGTTTTGCATCCTCTCTAGGAATCACTTGCTCATAAATCCAATGTTCAAAGTCCGATGGGTTATAATCGATAATTACTTTGCCTGTTGTCCTTAGTAGCAACTGTCTCCAATCTTCAAGTTCTAACTCGTTGGCTTCATTGGCAAATAGGATATCACGCTTACGCCCTCTTATCTTGCTTGCATCGTCTACACTAAAGAACTCGATTAGGTTGTCATTAAGCAGGTAAGTGTTCTCAGTCTTGTTGTGGTTAGCCTCTGAGTATAGTTCAGCCTCCTTTAGTATATCGAAGAAGTCACGCATTGAACTTGCCTTTAACGCAGGCAAAGTTTTACGCACTATTGAATAGGTTAGTCCTGTATGCTCTACGCAGGTTCTAACAATCCATTGCAAGGCTGAATAGGTCTTTCCACTTCTACTCCCACCTTGAAGGATTGCTATTCTTTTTCGGTCTACCTTAAACGTATTATCAATATGAACTAAGTTAGGATTAAACCTCATTGTTCTCGATAGGTGCTTTTAACCATTCAGGCATTTTATTAATGTTAATGTTTTGCTCGTTCTGAACCTTCTCTGTCAATCCATTTAGTCGCTGAGTTATGCTTGCGTTATACTGCCCAACCATGCCGCCTTGAATTTGGTCATCCTTGATAGCTTTGCGTATGCGTGAGCAGATAGTTTGATAATCGGTGTACCTTTGTTCAGTATTTGCAAAATATTGGCTTAAATCGCTTATAATGCCGTTATCGTAACAATAGCACTCAAACCCATCTAAAGTAAGAGGTCTTTCCAATAGTTCATAATCGCTTACTCCATCCTTACCTACAAAAACGTGCTTCTTTCTTGGATTACTTTTAACCTCATTCTTATAAGCCTCAAAGTGTTCCCACATCTTCTCTGGCGTTTCTATGTATTTATTCTTTCCCATATCTATAAATATATTATTTGCTCGATATAATACTTTCATAGTATTCCATTCGATACTTACGCCATAACGCTTCATTGCTATTTTGCATCACATCTTCTTTTAGTTGACTGCCTAAGTCTTTTCTTAACTCAGGGTTCTCAATCAATCTACGCATTGCTTTGTACCAATCTTTTTTACCTGCCACTAAACAATTCTTGCCGTGTTTGCTCATCCATTGATACGATTCAACATCCGAAACGATTACACCTAAACCGAATGCACCCATCTCGAGCATCTTTAATTCAGACTTTGCTCTATTGAACTCGTTGTATCTTAAAGGAATCAATCCGATGTCCATTAAATTATACGCCTGTGCATAGCTGTACACATCTGCTGCGTTTATCCTTCCGTAATTGTTATCGTCTAGTATGTAGTTTGAAGTAAAAATCTTTTCGTACTTGTGCCAAATCGAATCACCATCATAGAAGCCAGCAAGCATAAACTTGTAATCCTTGTAAGGACTTTTATTTAAAGATAGGATTTCGCCTTCTATAAGTTGCAAATCTTCTAGGTGAGTTACTGAACCACTCCACCCAATGTTAACCAACTCGGACTTTATTGCTGCAATCTCTGGGTTAGGTATGAATTGAGGCTGTTCAAAGTCGATAGTGTTTGGGAAGACTTCTACGTTCTTGTTGAACTGCGACACCACATATTTAAGGTAAGGAGTAGTTACCATTATAGCATCTGCTTGGGTAAAGTTGTAAATCAATGCCTCAGCCCTATGGTTTAGCTTCCACTCTTTTTTTAAAACGTGGCTATCGCTTAATTGGTAATGGTCATCCGTATCTATTATAACGGGTATGCCTAATCGTTTTAGAATCTTCCATACGTTTTCCTCGTTGCCTATTCTAGATATTGACCTGCTCGCAATAATTAAATCGAATTGCGATAGCTGCGATTCAGGAACGTGGTCTATACTCGCCATCTGACTGACATCGTGTCCTTGCAAGTGCATCTTAGAATGAGGAACGATTAAGCGATGGTATTCGCCACCCATTATTTTTTGACCTGTTACTAATAGTATTCTCATTTTATTGCATTAATTAATCCTTCAGTATTCCATAACTCAAAGTATTCTCCACCCGCAGGTATTACGTTGGGCGCATAGTAGCATACCTCTAATGCTCGCTTACACTTTAACGATTCAGCTATTGCAAAGTTCATAGATTGATTCCCGATAAATAGTTTTGAGTTGTTTATTATCCTTGCTAAGTCTAAGAAGTTTTCTACTGCTAGGTATTTGCAGTTAACTTTTTGACTGAATATAGAATACTCAGCAGTTGAACCTGTGAAGTAAATCGTTTCCTTAAAGTCATTTAAAATAGTGTAATCAATGTTTGGGTTTTGATAGCGTTCAGTTCTATTTACCACTATGTAATCATTTAACATAGTATCAATGTGCAATATCCGCTCTGAGTAATCCACATTCGTTAACTCAGGAAACGCTAAAGCATACCATCGTTTTATATCGTAGGCAGCTAGGTTCATTCCTATACTCCTGAACTTGTCTAGGTCGTAATCTACTTTCTGATTCCTATAAGGTAACACATCGTAAATAAAGTCAAATTCCATTAGTAAAGGTCTGAGCATCTTGTAAGCGTAATCGTTCAGCATCACATCTCCGTAAGCGTGTTTAAACGCAGGGTTCGTACCTAAGTTAGGTGCGTTAATGTTAACGTATAGAATCGCCTCTTTGCCGTGTATCTCGCAGGCTTTCTGAATGGCAGGCATAGAGTAGAGTATATCTCCACTTGCTCCCGAATGTTTAAATTTTAGATTCATAGTCTTCAAATGCGTTAAATACTTTGTGAATTAATTCGTTCTGGCAGTTACCGCAATGAATGTTTGCAGTTACATATCCGAACAAATCTTTGTGCGCTTGTTGAAATGCTAATATCTCTAAACCGCTCCACTTCATAGCGTGATTGGTTTTAAACGTCAACCATCTTTCTTTAAATGGTTTTAATCTTTCGTATTGTTCTTGGTTCATACGTTTAGGTATTTAGAAATAAAAGCACTCATAACGCTACTAGCGCACCCAATCATAAAAGAATCAACAAATCCATTGCTTGAATACAAAGAGTAGCTTAAACCGCCCCAAAATGCCATACAGAATGAACATCCAAAGGGTTTAGGTAACTGCTCCCCAAAAAGTTTGCCGTATACGTTGGTTAAGAAATCACTCGCACCAATCCCGAAGGATGCACTAAGTGTTGTAAGAGTCAGAAAAGTTTTTAAATCTGTCATAATTTTCAAGTTTTAGTTTTTTAATTGTTTTTTGTATCGTGTATTGGACTGCTCCATATTTAATGCCAGTCATTACTGATATCTTCCTGAACTCGCCAATGTCAATGTATAACTTCAATAATGTTTGGTCATACCAATCTAAAGAATCAATCTTGTCTTTTACTTCTTGTGTGAAACTTTGAAATACATCCTCCCTATTTTCTAGTTCAGGGTCTAAGTCACCTTCCAATCCAATCAACAAGTCTATGCTCTCGGTTTGGTCGTTGTGCCTATACTTGCGGTAAAATGGCGAGTGCTTCGAGTTCCAAGAGTTGTGTGCTATCTTTACGAATAAGAACTTTAAATACTTTTTTTCTTTTGCCTCAAGTATTTTCTCATCAGGCATATCCAAAAGATTAATAATAACCTCGTGAAACAAGTCTTCAAATAAAGCAGGTGAGGCTATGTTCCTGCATACATTTCGGTAAGCAGAGTCTTTGTAGATAGCCTCTATGATTTGTGCTTTATTCATTAGTAGTGTATTACAAAAGTATAAATAAATATTTAATATGTAACTTATTTAATTTTTTCAGCCTTATCCACATAAGCAGTAAACCCCATTCTGTTTAGTTCTTCAATCCTAAATTTTTGTAATGGCTTTAGCGTGTCGGTGTATTCTTTGCATTCAATGAAAACACATTTACCATCCTTTAGACACATTAAGTCTGGGATGCCGTTCTTATTTGTTTTGATAAGATTAACCACATACCATCCATCTGCCTCCATTTTCTTTATTATCTTTGATTGGTGTTTTGATGCCATTTTTTAAAAGTTTGAAGTGTAAAGTCTTTCTTATTCATTACTGCTTTATAAATTTGATGTTCTATACCTTTATGAGAAAATATCCAATAGATATTACTTTTAACTCTATCCTTAGTAGTCATCCTATCCCTACTCTGCCAATAACTTACTGCGCTAAAATCAATGTTGTAATAAACAATCGCACTCGCTGCACTTAGGTTTATCCCTTCCCTGCCACTAACTATCTGCAAGGCTATGTTTTTATCTGTGGTATTAAACTCATGTATATTATCTGTTACATCAATATGCCGTTTGATTGCTTCAAGTTCAGCAATGAACTTATAAAATATGGCTATCTTTTGATTCTTAAACTTTTGTGCTATGAATTTAGACTTTGTTTCATCGAATACAAACCTACTACCATCTTCAAACTTTATTGTGCCGCTGTATAGTTGGTGTAACTTCTGCATTTCCTTTACTGCCGTATCTGCAAGCACTACTCCATTCTTACCTTCAACCACCTTATCCTTCTTTAGCTTGTCAATTACATTGTAAGTACTTGGCTGCATTATAACCGTACACACCTGCTCCACTATTTCGCTAACAAATCCCGCTTCGCCCTGTGTTTTAGTTAATATTATCGGTTCAATGTAAGGTCTTATCTTATCGTAACTAACATCGCTATAATCATTACAAGTGCCGTATGATGTATATTTTAGTTTAGGCTTACCAAATGATTCAAACCACCTATAAAAGTTCTTATAATCTTTAAATGGGCTGCAACTGCTCACCCATAGTTGATGAAATATCTGAGCATTGGATTCAGGCATAAGCGTTCCACTCATTAAAATAACATCGCATCCATTTAAGCAAACATTAGCCGCCTCTTTAATCTTTTTGTTTGGCTTTGGGAACGCTCCTAGTCCGTGAGATTCATCAAATATTACTAAGTCATACTCTGCTTTGTATTTACTTAGTTGCTCGTAATTAATAACTGTTAACTTATTGCAATGTTCAGCCGTTTGATAGTCTGATTCAATACTGCTTATCGCTTTCTTTTTAGTGACAAATAAAGTATTTCGATAATCACTTGCAATAGCCAAAGCAATATGTGTTTTGCCTGTTCTAACTTCAAAGTTTAATATTAATATGCCATTGGCTTTTAATATCTCATTGCCGTTATTCACAGCCGTTTGTTGATAATCTCTTAATTCAAACATAATTAAAAAGGAACTTCGGTTTTAAACATTGGCTCAATAATATCTTTTGAAAGTTGAAACCATCTACCATCAACGCTATTCCCTTCAATGTATTTCGCATCAGTAAATATGGCATAGAGTTCTAACCACTTCTTAAACTTCTTTTGGCTAAGAAACTTTTTAAAATCTGGAAACTCATTAACAAAATCTTCAAATATTTTACCCTTGTAAAGCCTTTCGTTTAATTTAATGTTTCCTTCTTTGGTCCATTCAAAAAACTCGTGTGCAGTTTCAACAATAAACTTTCTAGTCAAAAGGTTTCCAAACTCATTATTAACTAAACCATTCTTTAAATAGTACTGCAAGCAGTTAACCATATAAGCATCAAACCTCGCCCATTCTTCATCAGCCCAATCATCAAATAATAAATGCCCGAAATGGTCTAAAGGTGTATTGTTTGAATTAAAGTAGCTGCTCATTTCAACCTCAAACTTCCTACGTTCAAATGAACCACCTACACCGCCTACCGTATAGTTAGTAGTAATTAATATTTTAGGACTTTTTTGGATTGGTAACTTAATTGCATCCTGACCTTTATATTCAATGGTAATCCCCTCAGTAATTAAACTAAATAATGATTCAAAAGTAAAGTTCTTTTTAACGTCATCAAATACCAGTACTTGACAATCGGTGCTTACTGTCTGATATGGGAAAGTTTTTGTAAACTCAAAGGACTTACCATCAATCATGCTAACCTTTTTCATCTTAGAGATGGCATTCCAGAACACACCCTTGCCGCTTCCGCCATTAGGATTCTCGCTTATTGTTTCATCATTGAAAATAATAGCCTTGTTATTTGCTGAGGTCTTAAAAGTGTGCAATAGATAACCAATAACTGATTTAAAAGTATTATATCTATCTCTATTCTTACCGCTAATCAGCCAAATAAACTCCCTAAATATTGCCTCGTGATGGTCGGTGTCTGTGTAGGTTCTATTAATAATTTGATTCTTCCAAACGTATCCATCTAAATTTAGATAGTCTATCTTTTCAGTCTTGTTATCGGTAATCTTCAGGGCTAAGTTTTCATAATAAATAAAGCACTCTGTTTGAGTGTCTTCTTTCATTTTAATATCTGCCGACTTTAGAAAGGATAAATAGTTTGGAGTAAAGAACTGAGGGTTGCCTGCAATGTAATCGTAAGGCTTAATCCCTATTTTATCATTAGCAAGTAAGTATTCTAAAACAAAATCCTTTATTCTTTTCTCATTAGTTTCCTCAATAAAATTACCTTGTCTTTTTATGAATGTATAAGTATTACCGCCAGCAGGATAATACTTCATAAAGTTTTCTTGCTCCAACCATTTCTTAAATTTTAATGGACTTAAAGAAATTTTACCCTTATCGGATACATTCCAAAAGTCATCCACCTCCATCGATTCCTTAACCCTCTCAATCGTTTCTATTTCGTGTGGATTAGATGCTCTTTCTAGGTTAGTCTTGATTTGTTCAATTCGTTTGCCACTTAATATTTGTTTTTGAATATGTGACTTGGTGTTGCTATCTTCAAAAAACTTTGTGCTAAAGGTATTTTTACCACGCTTGTAGGCACTATTGACTAGGTCTTGTATCTCATTGCCATTAAAATCTTTTTCAGCAAATTTAAGCAGGTGATTAGATGAAGTTATTTGACTAATGCCGAAATCATTTAAACTCATTGCAAATTTGAAAAGATTACTATTCCTTTCTCCATTTGCCATACTATACTTTTTATTGAACCAAGTAGTTAGCCTATCAATAATTTGTGATTCAGATTTTAAAGGAACTACCACATCACTATAAGTTGAACCAATCTCTGTGTATTCTTCTACCTCAATAGTATCGTATTCTATTGCATCGGGATTATAATATAGTTCAGGGTCATAACTTTCATAACAAAACCTGCTTATATCCTTTGTCGACTTATCAAAATAAGGGCTGTCAATCTCAGCCATAAAAGCATTAAAGTAACCTTTGAAGTTTTCAGCATCCTTTGGAATCTTAACTAATGCTTTTAATCCGCTACCAGATGGTGAAATGAATACAGAAAAAATATAAGGTAAATTTATTAATCGCTGCTTAGTTTCATTTAATATTTCCATATCTGGGAACTTATCAAAATCAACAATCATCAAACCGCTAGGTTCTAAAATGTTTTTATTTGCTCTATGGCTAAAAGTTCCATTGAAACAAACGCCAGGCAACTGCTTCTTATATTTATCTTCTTTGGTTAATCTAAACTTTTCTACAAGTTCTTTGGAGTTACCTTCGATAATTCGCTGTAAGCAAATTTCTACTGCCCTATGAAAAGGGTTAGAGGCATCCTGTGCGCTCTTAAATACTGATACTAATATTTTACTCATACTTTGAATGTTTTAGTTGAATGACTTAAAAAATATCGGGGAAGGGTCATTCAAACCTTTTAGACAGCCGCCGCTGAAACCCGATTTTATAGAACAAAACTACATCTATTTATTAAAACTAATACCATTGTGCAAATCTTTTTATTAATTATTACAGATAATACACATTGAAAATACACATTGTAAATTTAAAAGCCTAGTGTTTTCAAGCATCCTGACAGATAGTACACATTTTTGCCATTTTTCAGAAACTTTTGGAAAAACTTTTGCCTTTATCATTTCTATAATGGATGAACTAGCCAAAAAATGTGTAAACCTGTATTATCTGTATTTCATAACTTCTTTAATTCCTCATCCAAATTATCTAAAATAACCCAGCAGTTTTCTTCTAGTTCATGCCAATCTTTACTTTTAAACTGAGGTGAAGCTAACAAGGTTCGTTCAATAGTATTGCAGAAATGGCTAATTTTTGGCTTCGTGTCTTTTACCAAATTAATGAACTCTTTATTATCAATCCTATCCTTAAATGCGTATATTGTTTTCAGGGCTTGATTAGCTGCGTTCAAGGTCATGTATGCCATTAATAAGTTTTGTGATAATTCTCGGTCTGTCATAACATCGTTTCAATTTTTTTAATCCTATCAACAAATAACATATCCTTGTAATCCAAGTAATTCTGAATCTTGGTTCGAGCGTTCATTATAGTTGTGTGGTCACGCCCGCCTAATCTTAAACCGATTGATTGTAGACTAGCATAAGTATGTTTGCAAGCTAAATAAGCAATGCAATGCCTCCACCACATTATCTCTCTCTTTCGGTTGTTGGATGTTAGTTCCTTTTCTGAGTAGCCGCTTACTTTAGTAACCGCCCAAATGATTCCGTCAAGTGTAATCTTGTGTTTATTAACTCCGTGAACTCGAACATAGAAGTTTGGTTTGCTTATTAGTAGTGTCATTTAATTCGTTTCCCGTCTACAAATTTTCTATTATGTAAATCAATTAACTTCATTGCCATTGCTTGCTCAATGTCGGATATGTTAAATCCGTTTAAATGTGCTACTTTAAATAGTAGTAGGAAACAATCTGCTAGTTCCTCTGCTTGATTTTCCCTATCCTTTAGGACCATTGCATCTCGCAGTTCCCAAATCTCATCAGACCTTAGTTTCATTAGTACATTTAAGTAGTACTCTTGTCCAAATGTAGCCTCGCTCCATTGGATGTATTCGTTAATCAAAAGTTGGTTCATTGTGTTTAATTTATGGCAGTAAGCAGTCACCCACTTACCGCCTTGTTAATTTAGATTTTCCAAGCTTTAACCGATGTAAACCACTTGCCATTGTATTCTCTTGATTCGATATTAATCGAACAAGTAATGGTGTGACCGATTGAATAATCTTGCAGCCTGCTAATAGCCTTCTCGCTTACCTCAACTGCAATTAACTTTGGATAAGTTTCTGCCGTTTCTACAATAATAGTTTGTTTTTGCCATGCCTTGCCTGACTTGCTCTCTCCTGATTCTAATGGTAGAATCTGTTTAAGTGTTCCCTGAATTTCCATTTGTTTATTTTTTAAAGTGTATTAATTAATTTAAGCATCATTTCATGCGCTATTTCTACTTTAGCTAGTATTTGGTCTATTCTCTCCTGATTACGTTCTATTTCGATTAAATGATAGCTACGTTTGGAATCCTTAAAGCGTGGGTCGTAACTCATAAAGTAACAAGAATCAGAATCGCATAGGTATAAGTTAGTTTGTATCTGGTCGTAATACTTTGGCAGTTCGCTCTGAAAGTTCTTAGCGTTAACAAATGCCTTGTAATAAAGATGCGTGTCGCTATTAGGGCATTTAATTTCTACTATCTTCCTTTGGCTTGTTAAAATCATATCAGGAGTTCCACCTAGCTTGCCATTAGTAAAGAATACAAAGCCACCTGATGAAGTGTAAATCACATCTTCGCTAGCAGGGTTCAAGTTCAATAACTCGCATAGTCTAAACGCTGCCTCAGGTTCGTTTTCCTTTCCCCAATCCATTTCAGAATTATAGAACTTAGGCTTAGGACTATCAAAATAGGCTGCTACCTTTTCTAGTAGATAGGTAATCGCTCCATCACTTAGCAATCTTCCCTCTGCTTGTGCCTTTTTAGTTGGTTCAGCCATTAGTCTGTTAACTTCTGATGCCGTGAATTGGTCTTTCCTGTGGTGTAACCAATTTCTTTCGGTTTCAAATACGAATCTTTTAATTTCCATTTAGCTTCTCCTTATTGTTACCGAACTTTTCTGCTAGGTCTTTGTCTGGTTGGTATTGAATTACATCCTTACGATTCAAGTCTGCACCAAATAACTTACCGATATGGTCGGCTGCATCCTTCACGGCTATTGTTTTAGCTATTGGAAACGCCATTGATAACGCTCCATTGTTGATGTTTTGCAAGTCGGCAGGGCTAGTGTCCTTCTTAGTTTGTAATTGTGCCGCACCTATGCCATCAAATTGCATCACTTCTCCGTTGGTTGGGTTTTTTATTGTAAGCCTAACTGTCACCCATACGCCATTGAATGCCGTACCTTGACCTGTAATCTGTATTTGATAGGTCTTAAAGATTCTAGTGAGTAAATACTCCACCTTATCAATCGGCAGGTATTTGTATCCCCTTATGAAAGGATGCTCTTTAACCCATTTAGTTGGTGGTGGTTGGTTAAGTAATAGGTTTAGCTGGTCGTTCTTGTACGCTAACTCAATATCCTGAGTTAAGTCTGCGAGTGTTGGTAGTTTGTTTTCCATTTAGATAGTGTTTGGGTGGTCTGATTTTGACTCAGATATTAGTTGCCCTGCCTGTTCCATTCCATCTATTTTAGCAGACTTTATAAGAAGGTCAATGTTACCTGTTAAAGTGCTTAATGGAATGTTGCTGCCGCTTTCAATAATCATCTTGATTAAAACGGCTTTGATTGATTCTGTGTTAGTCATTGTTGTTAGTAAAAGTTTGTTTGTAATAATCTGCTCCTCCTTCAAAATCAAAACCTTCATCTCTTTTTGAGTTCCAAATGTTAGATTCGCCAGCATCAAATGCATTGGTAATGGTTGATTTTTCTAGTGGTAAATACTTTTTCTCAATTACTGAGGATAGTTGCTCGGGTAAGAATGTGAGCGCAGTTGAATTTTGGATGTAGTCCAATAGTTCTTGCATTGGTGTTGTGTTGCTCATGTTGTTGTTAATAGTGTGTGCAAATATAATTGTTTAGTTGTATTATGCAATAATTATTTTACTATTTATTAGAAATAAGTAGAACCAAGTTTGTCTAAATAGTTTAACTGGTTTATTTCGTTCTGTCTTATCGCCCAAGCAGCGTCTATTTTATCCGCTAGTTCGGGATGTAACACTACCGCTTTGATTTTCTTAAGTGCTTCTATTGCAGTCGGGCAATTAGCCTCGTAAACTCTATCTATCAAGTCCGATTCAACGTAATCTAGTAGGGCTTGGTGCTTTTTAGCGTCATCAATTATGTACATCATTTTTCTTGTTATAAAAGCTAGTTAATAGTGTTTCGTATTTTGTGGCTTCAAGGCTTGCTTCGTGCCAATCTTCTTTAATCTTGGTGAGTAGCGTGAAGTCATCGTTAGTGCTATTGCGTGAATTGCAAACTTTAATCTGCTTTCCGTACTTATTGTAAAGTCTGATAGTCTTCTCAGTTGACTTCTTAATGTTGGTAAGAATTTCCGTGCGTGTCATGGCTTAGTTATTATTCATGTTTTGCAATAGTTCCCGATAACTTACTTTGCCTTTCTCGCCTCTCATATACTTGCAGGCTCTGAAAAGTTGATTCCTTGTCATGCCGTTGCGTTTAATGAAGTCTTGCTTTTCTTTCCTAGCTTCCTTGCCAACTATTAAGGCAAGCAGCGTGATTGTAAATAGCCACATCATATTTGCTCCTTTTTTAAAAGCATCTCAATAGCCTCGTTGTGTAGGTCAGCGATTGATACGATTGGTTCAGCATCTGCTTTGATTTTGTTGCGCCTAACTTGTAGGGCTTGCAGCCTATTTGGTAGGTCTACATTGAGTAGCGTTGTTGCCACTTTACGTTTTGGTTTAGTTATGTTTGCCATTTTATAAGTATGTTATTGTGTTTTCTTTCTTAGTCTTCTTAGATGCTTTGTTGTTTGCTTCAACGTAGCTGCAAAATATGCTGGTTAAAATAGCCATGCAAGTGAGTGTGATTAGTGTTGCCATTGGTTAACGTTGTTGAATTTGCAATACCTCAAAATTAACATCACCATTGAAAGGGCATTTGCCTTTGTACTTTTCTTGCCACCTATTATTTATCTCGTCACAAGTGCTTGCTAAGTTAGTTTCACTTGGCATTAAATGAGTAGTTGTATATGGCTTTTGATTTACTCCAAGCCAAACTCTTTGGGCTTTATAGGTTACAAAAAATTGACCTACTACTTTGGTGTTATCACCTCTTTTTGAAATTATTGTTGTCATTGTTATTTGATTTAGTGGGGGATTGCTCCCCCTTGTTAGTTAGTTAAATTTAATTTGATTTAAGCCTACACCATAAGTAAGTTCATACCTTGCAACTTCTTTTGAATCTTTTGTTATGGTAGCCCATAAACTTTCTTTAGTTGCTCTGTATTCGTATTGCTTAGCAAGTTTCATTTCGATAAAGTCAGGCGATACATTTAAATCTGTTTTGATGCTGTTGTAGCAGTAAGAACCTTCGTAAAAATTAATTGTAGTTGTCATTGTTTTGATTGTTAATTGTAGGACAAAAGTAAAATAATTATTTAACTATGCAAAATAAATATTTATGTATTGCGTAACTAACTGAAAAACAAAGGATTATTTTTTTATAGTAAGGACTAAAACTGCTCCAAATAACGCAGCGAATAGTAACCAATACCACTTAAAAGGATGCGGTTTGGGTTGAAGTGTAGGTATTTTGTAGGATTTGGTGATATAAATTGTGTCGCCAATGCAAGTTCCCTCTATGTAGGTAGTATCGTTTACTCGGTAATACTTGATTTGCAGCCTATCTTTTATGATAGTGACAGTATCGCCCTTGTAAACGAATGCTGTGTCTTTGCGGATAGTTTCGGTGCGTATAGTATCGTGCAACGTTACCTCTAATGTGTCGGTTGTGCAGAATTTCTCAATAGCACGTTTCTTTGTATAGCAACTTACCAGCGTAGTAAGGGCTAATAATATGTATAAATTTTTCATTATTTAATAGTCTTTAATCCCCACATAAGATTTACCCAAAGCATTTCTTTTCTAGCTTGAACGTGAGTAATCTTTAATTTCTTAGATAAATACTTTACGCCAAGTTCAATCCATTCGTGATTTTGCTCTAAAGTCATCGTGTATTCATTATACCAAGCATCTTGCCTGCCAACAACATCTTCATAAGACACATTATGTTTGCTAATGGAAAACATTAGATTGATTAAATCAATAATAGCTTGTTTGCGCTTCTCGTTCATCGTATCTTCTTATTGATTATCTTCTTATTGTTAACCTCAAAGTCGCCCGTTTTAGGGTCTTTTGTAACGATTGCAAAGCCTTGATTGTGTTTAGATACTTGTGGGTTATAGTCTGGAGTTATCGTTGTCATTGCACCAATAGAAAAGCATCCTAATACGTTGCCATTCATATCCGACTCCATATGCTCAGAGGTTCTATGAACGTGGCTTATAAGTGTTGATGTGTTTGTTTTGGTAAACACTCCCCTTGCAGGGCTAACAGGTGCGAATATGCCCTTTACAATGTGGTGTCCGTGTGCAATGTTTAGTTTGCCAAACTTCATAAACCTGTAATCTTGAACGTAATCTATTTTCATGTCTTCTAGCATCAATAACTTTTCTAACTTATTATTCAGATAAAGTTCAGGTGCTTGCCTTATAACGTAATCTTCAATTCTCTTGTCGTGATTACCTGCATGAAATACTATTTTCACATCCATTACTTTTAGCATCCAAGCTAACAAGTTCTTAACTCCTTCAATCTGCTCCATTACTCGCATCTCGTTTGGTTTACTAACGAATCTTGATATGGTGTTGAAGTCTAAGCTATCTCCGTTTATAATTATGCAGTCTACGCCCTCATTAAAGCCGTATTCTAACGCTAAAGTTAAAGAGTCAATGTCTGTATAGGGATAATGAAAATCACCGACTACAAGTGCCTTATTATGGTTCTCTCCAAATATGTAAGGTGTTTTGTCTTCTTGGGTTCTTAGGTCTAAATCGTACTTAGCACGTTCAGCGTTTAACTTTTCTAGGAAGATTGGAATTTTATCTGCTATTTGTTTGTATTTTTGTTGTCCAGATTTGCCTTGAACGTATCTGATAGAAGCCCTTGCATCCTCCAAGTCTTTAAACAACATTGGATATTTATTTAAAAGAACTTTTGCAAGCGTTCTATTTGTAGTAATTGTTGGGTTCTCCAACATTACCTCCTTAGTCAATTCTGATTTAGTCTTCTTCTTCATGGGTTACGTCAAATATTTCTGCGTGAATTTCCGAAATGTAATAGTCTAAAACGTCTAAAGCCTTGCGTTTGATTCTGTTCTTTTGCTCCTGCCCTTTCTTGTCGTATGGGTCAACGTATTCAATGGCAGTTAAAGCAGAATGGCATTGATTAATTACCTCAGCCCTTGTGTCGTAATCTTCGTAGAATAATTCTTCCGCTTCTTCTTCTTCCATTCTACCTAATCAAAGTATAATAAATAGAAAACAATGCGCCCCAAACGATATACATAGCAAGTGCATACCAAGTAAACCCAAATATCACAATCAAAAAAGAAAGTATCATTATCATTTTTGCAAACTTGTACAACTCGGTAAACATCACTAGAACTGTGCCTGCTAATAATTCAGCTAACCAATCGGGAATAAACTGAGCCATCCAATCTGCAAAGGCGTGTTTTGTTTTCCATCCATCACGGCTAAACCACATTCCATATTTTGCAAACGAATCATTGCTCATTATGGCATCCATAACTGCGTTAGAGGCGATTGTAAGTACTAGTAGGAAGTAAATCATTCTGATTGAGATTTGCGTTGTAAGAATCCAAATAAGTTTTTAAGTAAATCAATGCCTGTAATTGCTTCAATGTTTTCTCTCATAGATTGCAACTCGCTTAAAGCAATCATTGCTATTACAGGCTTAACAAGTGGAATCTGGTCACCAAAATAAACCTCACATAATCTAACTGCTGCGATTGCAACTAAGTAAGAAGATGCAGTATAAAACTTTTTAACCATTGCTCGGCTGCTTAATGTTCCTAGTTTATGGCTCTTTATAATGCCTGTAATCCAATCGAACATAACCAAACCTCCCACAAGCAATAGAGAGGTTAAAATAGGGGTTAAATAGGCTAATAAGCCCGTTGTCAAATAGACTAAGTATTTGTCTTTCATTTTACTTTGAGTAAGGGATATAAGTAGTTTTTCCGTTTACTTTCTTAGCAACCAATATTTGTTTACGTTGTGACCTATTTGCAGCGAAAGAAACGTGAACCCAGTCTGGATTAGTATCTGTTCCAAACTCCCAAATCATTTGGTCAAAATTTAAGTTTTCTTTAATGTAGTTAAATATCTGAGCGTTGGTAATGTCAGTTCCATCCATATCAATATCAATCGCTTCACCTGAGCAATGTTGGCTGGACAAACTTCCACTGATAGCCTTGTTGAGCTCTGCGCTTCTGTAACCTGAACTAATTATAATAGGTTTGCCAAAGTGTTCTCTGATTGGTTGAAATATATTTGCAGCTAACTTTTTAAAGTTTTCGATATGCTCTGGTGTTGGCATATTGCTTATGCCTCTACGTTTTGCGGTTTCGCTTCTAGTAACTTCGGCTAATGAAAGATTTGTACTTAATTGCATATTTTATTTAGGTTGATTATCTGAGGTTGCGTATTTGATACCCATAATAGTTCCGACTATTGAGAATGCGTTAGTTAATAATACACTAAACATATTACTCCAAGTTGAGCCGATTATCTGAGTATCTTTATTTGAAAGAATAGCGAATGAATACATAATAGTTGTAATGAAGCCCACGCTCATTATGACAAATAAAGCACTTTTCACAATCACTTTTATAAGTTCGTTTTGGCTTTTCTTAATACTTGCGTCTAGGTCGTTTAAAGCCGCATCCTTTTCTATTTCAATCGCTTCTTTTAGCTTGTTTGAGTTCTCTAATTCTGCTTGTAAAGTTGCGGATAATTCATCAATCTTTTTTTTACTTACAACCATCTGAGAAATATCGGTTGCAATCTTCATTATTTTAGTGATGTTTCCGTCTTCATCAAAGATTGGGTTATAGGTAGCCTGCAAATAAATTGGGCTACCATCAATCTTCTTTCTTTCAAACTCTCCTTCGAAGAACTTTCCGCTTCTTAGAACCTCCCAAAACTTTACATATTCATCCGACTTACCATACTCGTAATCAACAAAGATAGAGTGATGCTTGCCAATTAGCTTGTCATGCTCATCTTCTTGAAAGCCCATAGCCTTTAAAAAGATTGCATTCACGCCAAGAATAAAGCCGTTAAGGTCAAAGTAAATAATAGCATTGCTGCGATTAATTGCTTCTAGTCTGCTTAAAAGTTCTTCTTTAGGTAAGTTTCTCATTTTACTTTACTACTTCTGCTTCTTCAGCACCTGATTCTTTGATTTGTGATTCAAACTCAGTTTTTAATTTTAAGATTAAATCAATAGAATGTTTAGCAGGTAATTCAGCCAAACCTGAAAGAATCATCTGAGCCTCTTGCTCGCTTACGTTAATTGTTAGTTTCATGTGTGTTTTGGTTTATGGTATAATTGTAAATGTTACTTCTGGATAGTCGGCTTCTAAACCAGCTAATACTGCGTTTTGAATTTCCTCGAATGAAGGATTAGCTAAAGTGTACTCATAAGTTCCAATTTGAGCAACTGGGTTAAAACTTTCGGTTTCGCCTTGCGTTACAATTTTACCTACTTGAGCAACTCCAATAGTAGGCACAAACTTTGAACCTGAGTTCATGTAAACGTTGATTAATGGATTTGCATATTCCGTAACTCCATTTGAATCTTTGATGATTCCTAAACTTTGTATCATTTTTATATTTATTAAATTGTTTTTATTTAGCTACCCAACCTGTATTACCTGTTCCACTTTCTTTAACGTAAAAAGAAGTTCCTGCGCCACCGTCTGACCTCATAAATATAGAACCTACTGGAGCAGCAACTGCGCCTTCTGGAGTTCCAGCCCCTTGACAAACTGCTGGCTTTGATGTTGTGCCAAAGTGTATTTTAGAAAAATCATTTGCTGAATCATTTTGCAAAAGCATTTCACCATCATTTGGATTTTTAATCCTTAATCCACCACCTACTTTTACACCATTTGAACCACTAGCAAAACTAGCGTAACTTGCAAAAAAACCATCTATTCCAGTACAATTACCATCATTGTCAACTTTAAATCGAGTAGCAGTTCCTGCTCCATTTTGCAATAAAATAATATCATTAGTCCCGTCACCCCTTACATGAAGTCTTGCGGTTGCGGCGGTTGTAGATTGCCCGATTGCAAATCCTGAAGTTGTAAGATTCATTAATGGTGTGCTTGGACCATTTATTGAAAAAAATAATCCAGTATTAGCGTTTAAATAAGTTTCACCGCTTCCCGATAATAAAGAAAAATTTGTAACATTTTTTACTGCAATTTTATTATCCCATATCCCCGAATAAACTCCACCAGTAGAATAAGGACCAAAAAAAAGCCCGCTTGTATCTGCAAAGGTCATTGCTAGATTTGTAGTACTCAACTGCAACGGACTTGCATTCCCGTCACCATCCGTAACCGCTTGCAAAGTTCCCGACAAGTTGCCATTTAAGGTATTTAAGTTTAAAATACCTTTATAATTTGTGCCAATGTTTTGACCTAATAAATTTGCCATATTTTTATTTTATTAATTATCCCCAAGTTTCAGTTGTGGATGTTCCCCAATTTTGTGCCGTTGCTGTTCCCCAATTAAATGAAACAACTATTCCGCTTTCTGTAACCCTTAAAAAAGGTATGCCGATTCCAAAGCCTAGCATAATTATACCTCCCTGTATCCGTAACCAATAACTGAACCACTTGCAGGAGTTACATTTGCTATCGGGTCACCATTAAACATTGGAATCACTATTCCTGCGCTTAAAGTCTTACCTGATAAACCATACTCGGTGATTAAGTTTTGACCTCCAGCAGTTGTTAAAGTGCTTAAAACGCAACTTGCATTAACTACTAAGCAGTAGAATCTATTTCCTGTACTTGCAGAATCAATGAACTTAATGCCATTGCCGCCTAAAATCTTGTTTGAATCTGTCATATTGTTAAATATTATTTTTTTATTTTATACTAATTTGAAGGCACTGCACATTCGTTGTAAGTGCTTGGAATATTTATGGTAATGTTCGCAGTCCATCCGCTTACCTCATCGCCTTGTGAATCGCTGAATGGGTTTAAACTGATTGAATCTTGTATTAAATACACCTTACTTGGGTCACGAAGTTTGATAATTATGTCTTCAATTATTTGCAAGCAATCGCTCAACACATCGTTCTCGTTTGATAGGTCTTTTTTAACAATGTCCATTACCATAATTTGCAAGTTAACTGCAATCACTTTATAAGTAAAATTTGAAGGCGTTACATCAGCATAAAATACAGGATACTGCATAGGAGATTCAGTTCCTAAGTCCGCAATGTCACCAAAGAAAAAGCTATTTATTTGCTCGTGGTTTGTTGCTATTGTTTGCAACTCGGCAATCAACTGATTTAAAGTGACCTTCATATTTCTTTACAAATTGTTTTAATTTCTCTACGTTACTTTTGTTTTTACTGC